TCTGTATAGGCTACTGAGTTATTAGATAACGCTCTCTGTTGATTGTCTTCCCACCAAGCACCTGACTTGGCATTACGCATACGGTTGTCTGAAAGGTTGCTCAAGGAAATTAAAGCACTTCTGCGTACTCCTCCTACGACTACTACTTCTGCAACCTTACACATTAAATCGTGACAATCTATAGACACAAGCTTACGTTGTCCTTTTGTAATAGCATCACGGAATATATTAATAGTAAAATCAAATAACTCTTCAAGCGGAGCAGGGCCACTAGCACGACCACCAAAGGTTTTAAGTCTAGCACCGTAAGGTCTAATGTTAGACACATCCCACGTAGGAATCTGTCCTGCATACAGTAACGACAGTAGTTCTTTGTAGGACTTCGCCCATCCAATCTTAGAGTCAGCTACTTTTATTACTGTGTCTGTATTGAATAGTTCTTCAGGTAGATCAGGAAGTTGATTAACATACTGACGCTCTACACTAAAACCTACGCCTGTACCACACATAAGTATGTATAGTGTTTCATCAAAGGCTCTGACGTTATCGACAGCTACATAACTACAGTTAAATCCTGCAACGTTATCTTGCTCTAATGCTTTACCTGCTGACATCAATGCTCTCATACTGGGCATAACATCTAAGTTAAGTACAGCTTCTTCTAATTCATCACGTACCTTTATAGTAACGTGTGCTGTGTCAGGCTCAAGCTTTTGTATGTGTGTTACAAAGAAATTAAAGTAACGATCTACTGTTTCCTCCCACGTTTCTCTACGTTGATTCTCTTCATTCCACCTAGCATATCTGCTTAGATGTATAAACTGTTGATAGTTTGTTGGTAGTTCATTAGTTTGTGCTGTCATATTACTGTTCCTAATAATTTGTTATTAATTAATAAAAAAGAAATAGCAGATAATACTAAGAAGATGACAGGCATAAGAGCATCCCATAACTCTACTTCCATTTCTAATCTTCCATCAGTACCTGCTAATACTATTTGTTTTAATATATACGAAAGACAAATAAGACTTTGAGTTAAAGCCAATACTGCCATAATATATCCTGCAGCCATATCTTCAGTATAGATAAAGTAAGTACCTACTAACATTCCAAAAAAAGGAATCATATACAATAAAGTTCCAATCATTTTTTCCACCCTTCTCTTATTTTACCGTTAGGTATATATTGATTCATATACTTATAATTTTTTAGTTCTTCTTGTGATTCTTCTAGAGCCTTAAGTAATCTATTTTCATACCATTCAGCTTTACGTAAATCTTCTAGTCCGTTTTTATATCTAAATCTCCACCGATACTTCATAGAGTTACCGCGTAAGTAGCCTATAAATTCTTCTATACTAAGCATAGCTTTAATTGCATCAATACATTCTACTTGTCCTTGATTATAATGCTCTGGATTATTAACTACGTCTGTCATTATCTAAACTCCTCTGGTAAAGTTTCTTCGGAGTACCATTTAAACTCATTAGCTTCTGCCCATTCAGCGTGAGTTCTTTTAGTACCGTCTTTTCTTTTCTTAGCTCCTGGCATAGGGGCATAAGGTTTTTGAAATAAAAATATAAGTTCCATTGTATCAGGTAAAGACTTTCTGATCCAGATGTACTTACTATATTCTGCGTGATCCCAGAATCTACCTTTAGCTTCGATAAGTATTCTATCTTTTACAAAGTCAGGCTCATACTTATGTTCTACAACGTAAGGTACTTTATCTGTATGATGATTCCAAGACTTAAGTAAAGTTTGATGTAGTGTATACTCCCACTTACTATCGTATCCTTTCGGTACGTTCTTTTCTCTTGGTCTTATCTTTCGTGGAAATCTTCTAGGCATTTACTTCTTCTACTTTAGGTAAGCGTACAACTTTAGTTAGGTAAGTTAAACCTGTTGAGTATTTAAATGTTCTTAATCCTTTACCTTCGTTAGCATCTTTATGACATACAAATTTATGTGGACACCATTTACATTCTGTAGGTAGTTGCATATTACCGTAAGAGCCGTTAGGTACAGGTGCGTGACATCGAGCAGGCGGTGTTTTCTTTTTTAATTGTTTATTAAGTGTATCAATCTTTTGTTTAATATTAGGTTTATCTAGACTTTGAGGTTTAAATAAACTCAACTCTCCTGACTCTTTATTAATAGCTAAGAATCCTCCACCTGTAGATTGTTCTGCTTCTTCATAGCCTGCAAGCTGTGCAAGATAACCAAAAGAATCTTTGTTAGGTAGTGTACCATCTTTAAATTTTCTAAAGGCAAAGTTAGAAGCTGACTTAATATCTACAACTTCTCCATCTATCTTACAATCCATATGCCCTTTGATTCCTTTTATCTTAACTTCTTTTTGTTGATCTGTTATTTTATGGCCTGATAAATTAACTAAAAACAAAACAACTTCTTCTAGTAAATGCCCATATAAAAATTTAATTTGAGTAGAGGCATCTATAATATTTTCTTTAGGGTCTAACTTCATATCATACCAAAGTTGTCTTTCAGGTTTGCCTATATTAGACATACGTAAATAGGGTTTCTTTACTTCTCTTGGAGTAAGCCAATGTTTCATAGCTGACTTCATACCTGCTGCAAATTCATCTAATTGTTTTTCAGTAACCTTTAAAGTTTTACCTTCACTAATTTTAGATACTTCTTTATAGATGTCTTCTACTACTGTATCTAATTTCTTCATAAGTTTTCCTTGTGTTTATTTAAATACTTTATAACTCTATCTAAAGTATCGGTGTTATCCTCGAATCTTCCTAGTGCATTGTTGCAATTATTACATATCCATCCTCTAAAAGTATTAGTTGAATGATCGTGATCTAATACCCAAACAGATTTGTCTTGCCATCTACCGTATTCTTTTAGTTCTTTTTCCATCTTATCACAACAAGGACACGTATAGTTAGGATCAAGAGGTTTAGGATACTGTTGTTTTAATTCTTTTACTATCTTAGTATGAATAGAAGTACAATCTCTACATATAGATCTTCGTGATGTACCTATAGTTTCTCTAAAAGGAAACTCTGAAGTCTCTTTATAAGTATTACATTTAATACAAGTATGTCCTTCTGCTTCTTCATAAGAATCTTCTTCTTCAAAAAGATATAGCTGTTTAGTGTGTTTCACTCCAGTTATCTCCTATTTGATACTCTCCATCTAAAGGGCAATTAAGTTTTAATACTTCTGTAGTATCTTTAAGAGCCTGTACTCCTAGCTGTCCTACTTGTTCAGCCTGATCTTCTCTAACTTCTATCTGCCATTCATCGTGAATGTTACCTACAAAACTAGCATCGAGATTTAGTTGTTTAATTCTATTATCTAATAGTACTAAAGCAGTCTTCATAATAACTGCACCGCCTCCTTGCAATAAAGTATTTAAAGATGAGTAAACTTTTCTTATATGTATATGTCTACCATCTAATGCTTTAAGGTACTTACGTGTACTTGCTGCTCGCTCAACGCTAGTTGTAAGATTTCTAAGTGATGGGAGATTGTTGAGGAAACGATTTCTAAGTGATGCACCGACTTTTGAATTTCCACCAACCACGCTTCCAATTTTAGAATCTCCTGCTCCGTATATGAGGGCATAGATAAAAGTTTTAGCCTGGCTTCTCTGTTCAAGGCCAGCAAGTGATTGATTTGTGCTGTGAATATCTCCTGAGATAATTTCATTTATGTAATCCTTATTTTTCATATAGTGTGCTAATACTCTAAGTTCAAGACCTGAAGCATCTATACCAACTAACTTATATCCTGCAGGTACTGTCCAACATTCTCTACATTCTTTTCCGTAAGGTTTATGAGAGCTTGGTGTCTGAGCTACGTTAGGGTTTCGATGCGTCATTCTTCCTGTGATAGCTCCGTTAGGTATAACAAAGCCGTGTACTCTTCCTTCTTTAGCTAACTCTAACCAAGAGCTAACTTGTGCTACTCGTTTTTGTAGCATCATAAACTCAGCTATAAGTGTAGCCTCTGGTATACCTTTAACTTTTTCTAAAGTAGTTTCATCTACAATAGGCTGACCAGTAGGTGTAAACTTTTTTGGTTTCCATCCAAAGTCTATAAGGTATTCACCAATTTGTTTTCTACTAGCAAGGTTAAACTCTACCCACTTCTGCCGCATAAAAGGTTTGTAGTCAGTAGCTTTAACTTTAATAAGTTCTTCATCAGTTAACTTAGGTACTTTAGATAACGAACCATCTTTATTAAACTTAGGAGTTATTAATCTATCGTCTACCCATTTAGGTTTAAAAGTTTCGTGTACTTCTTTTTCTAAAGTAGCCATCTTAGACTGTAACTTAGCAGACAATAAGGTAGCTTTCTTTTCATCAAGCATAAAGCCTTTAACTTCTTGCTCTTTAATTATCTTAGCTACTGAATGTTCAAGATCAATAGACTCTTGACTAAACTCTTCTACTTGTTTGAGTAAAGCATAATAAATATCTGCGTTTAATTCTACATCCTGTATACAATACTTACCCATTTCTTCTGTATACTCATCCCAACTATCAGGTTGTTTTGCTTTTCTTTTTTCTGCATCGTTAGGATAGAGCAAGTAACCCCAATTATCTAAACTGTGTCCTCCTGTAAGGACAGGATTAACTAAGCGGGATACTACTAAGGTGTCTTCAATATGGTTAGTCAAGGTAACATCGAAATGTTTTTTAATAACAGGGATATCAAAGCCTATAATGTTGTGGCCTATTAACACATCAGCACTGGTTAATATATCTACTGCTGCCTGTAAGTTATCAGGGGGAAACAGTTGTGTCTCACCCCCAATTACTTTGGTTACTATACAGTGTATTGTGTTCCCTTCTAATCCATCTGTTTCTACATCAAATATTACTTTCTTAAAACGGTGATGAGCTATTTGATTGGGGAGAGAGATCAAGGTCTGTTTCATAAAGTCTTCCTGTATTTATATTATATTTTAAGCTACAAGCTAATCCAGTATCCCCTGTGTATCTAGATTTTAAAACTCGTACTCTTGTTGTGTTAGCTTCTTCTGGATCATCTGCCTGTTGATTTCTTTCTAAGGCTATTACACAATCTGATAGTTGTGATATTCCTTGTGATCCTTTTAAGTGAGATAAAGATACTTCAATACCTTGCTCGTGTCCTTTCTCACCTGCTGCTCTTCTAAGATGAGATACCAGTATCATACCTACACCTGTTTCTTCTACTAAAGATCTAAGACGATTCATTAAACTATCAATACCTCTTCTTTCATCGCCTTCTGTCATTACATTTACAAGCATATGTAAGTGATCAACTACTACCCATTCACATTCACAGCCTACTATAATGTATCTAAGTTTAGAAAAGATCTCATCAATATTAGTTGCACCTAAGTGCGCGTGGATAAACACTCTACCATCTTCAATTACATTGTCAAATAAAGTTTCTAATTGTTCACTACTATAGTTGTTTCTTTTCTCAGCTAAATAGATTCTATCGTTAGCTTCGATAGATACTATTCCGTCAGCAGTTCTAAGCCAGTTCTCTTCTAGAGCTACAATGCCTACATTATCTGTAGTGTTTTTGATAAGCCAATGTTCTAGTTCTCTAGTCACACTAGACTTACCTAAACCAGTACCTCCAGTAAGAGTAACTAACTCTCCTTTGCGCATACCGTAAAGTTTATCATTTAAACCTGACCACGGATAAGGTACACTTTCTTTATCTTCTCGTTGTAACCAATCTGTTTTTTTACTAGATAGTTCTAGGATACCTGATGGTGTATATGTTTTAGCTTCCCACCAGGCTTTTGTAAACTCTTCAAACTTCCCTTGTTTAAGCATATCATTAGCATCTTTAAAGCCTGTAGGAAAAGAAAGTATCTTAGTTTTGTTAGGCTTTAATATGCGGGCTATCTTCTTGGCCGCATCTTGTCCTGCCTTATCATTATCAAATGCAAGCACTACGTTTTCATAAGCTTCTACAAACTCTATGCTGTCTCTTATATCTTTGATTGCAGATGAAGCTCCTCTAACAGAAACAACGGCCCACTTACCTCCAAACATTTGATGGACTGCCATAGCATCGCACTCACCTTCAGTAATAGTTAAGTATTTACCGCCTGTATTTCTATACAACTGCTCACCAAATAATCCTGTGCCTTCAAAGTTACCGTTAGAATAAAACTTTTTAGTATCTATCTCTCTAGTTTTAGTAGCTGCAATCTCGTTATTATTATAATAAGGATACACGTGCTTATTGGGGCTAGATAAAACCCCAAAAGTTTTAGCAGTTTTAAGACTAATCTTCCTGTCTTCAAGAGCATTGTATGATCCTTTATAAGAATATAAAAAACTATTTTTATCTGTAGGTAAAAAACTTACTGAGGATTTATTATCTATAATGCCAATTTTTTCTGGTGATGTTCTAGTTTCACAACCAAAACAATAAGTATGCCCATCACTATATAAACTATTGTTATCTTTACTGCCACAGGCATCACAAGGTATGTGTTTAATAAAAGTACTTTCTGTATTCAATGTTATTCCCCAAATATTTTAGTTAATAAAAAAGCTAGACACCTCTTAATCTATCTTCATAATTCGTACATTATGTTAAGAAATGCCTAGCTTTGTAACACGCTTAGTTATTAGACTTAACTGCTTCTGCTTCCTCCTCTTTTGGTTTAGCATCAGCATTAACAATAGCTATGATTCTGCTTGAAAAGAAATTAAGACTAGCATCTATCTCTTCCATATCAAGAGCTAACGTTGCTTTCTTTTGATTAAGTCTTTGTATCCTACCAAAGATACCTTGTGCTTCTTCTGGTAAATCTTCTACCGAAATCTGCACATCATCAATAGTAATAAAAGGTTTCTGTTCATCGGCCATACTAAAACTCTCCTTCATCATACATACCTGCACCATCAGGCTCATTGTATTCTACTAAGTCTAGTAGTTGGATAGCTCGTAAGTCTCTACCTTTACCTGCTTTACCTTGATAGTTCCAAGCGTACTCACCGTACTGTACTTTTACTAAAGAACCGTTACCGATCTTAGGTAAAGTATCAACACGTTTACGCTCTTCATTAACAAGAATAGGTCTAGTGTTTTGACCACCACCTTTCTTATCTACATTTCTTTTGAAGTGAACAAACCTACCAAAGTCTTTTTCTTTTATAGGATGTCCTCTGTTTTCAAACTCAGTTAAAGTTTCGTCATCTAATACTAGACTAACTTCCCACTTGTCATCGAACGTTGTATTAGGTGTAGTTACATTTGCATAGTAAGCACGACCTGTAACTTCACCGACTCCACTTCCCGCGTTAAATGTATTTTCTTCTGCCATCTTTATTTTCCTCGTTTATGTTACATTCAAATTAAAACTCATTTCACAGTCAGTAACAACTGTATCTTTAGGTATAAAGTTTAACCTAGAAACATACTTTTGTACAGCTTTTTCTAACTTTGAAGGTGCAGCATTTGACTGTACTGATAGGTCTTCTGCTATACCTTGTGTGTTAATATTAAACAATACAGATAAATTATAGTTACCTTTTTTTCTAAGGCTATCTACTGTACGTTGAATTCCTTTAGTGCTATTTTGTCTGCCTTTCTGTAAAGCATATGAACACTCTTCAACAACAACAGGCTCAACTACTTCTTCTTTTTTTTCAACTACTGCAGGCTCTATAGTTTCTGGTTCAATTACAGGGGTATCTATTACCTTTGGAGTCTGTAAGTTTTTTAGTTCATAAAGAATTAATTCAAGCTGTTCCTGGAAATATTCATCGTTCTTTTGGCTAAGGTTACTTATCGTATTCAAGCGATCCATATCTTTATTAAGACTATCAATAAATTCTTGAATAGATTTTTTAGACATACTTACTTCATACTCTATAAATCTTTTGCTATCTTCGATAGAATTATCAAACTCTGAACGAGACACAGAGCTAATTGAATCTGCTCGCATTTCTAATAAATTACTTTTAACTTCAGTGATTTTATTATTAAGATAATTAGTAGTAGTAACTTGGCCCTCAAACTCTTGTTGGATATATAGATTATACATATTAAGACTAACAAGATTAATCATTAGTGCAATTACTAAACCTGTTGTTATTGTTTTAAACATTAGTGACTCCTATTATTGTATCCAATTTAAAGTTCCTCTATTCTTAGTTCTCCAATCTTCATAATGGATACTTAGTTCTGCAAAAGAATTTATCTCAGGATACTTTTTAAGATATTTCATTATCCATTTGGGAGTCATAAAGGAAAGGTACATAGTACGATTAGCCATATAGTAATCCTGTGTAGGAGCTAACTCATCTATGTTATCTATAGAGACCTGTGCTGCCTCTTCTTCGTTCAACAATGTCTTTAACCATTCTACTTGAAGCGGTTTTATTTTTCTTCTTAAGGCTTTTACTTTCTTATCGTTCATATATTAAGTTCCTTCTTAGCTCTATAGAGTTTAAAGAAGCATTAAGAAATTGTCAATGTCTCTTAACAAATCTTAACACTTCTTTACACAGGTTTATCTTTCGTGAAGGTACACATCTATTCTTTGTGCGTCTTCTAACTTACAATCTCTCCAGTTAATATTACCGTGTTGATTAGTATACTTAGCTAAGTGAGGATTGTTCTTACCAAATCTTCCGTGACATTTAATATATAATTTGTGGTCTATATGTTTATTAATAAACTTAATAGTATCTCTTAACACGGCCAATCTATATTCTTCTATAGTCTCACCTTTATTAACTGTCATTACATATCTTTTAGTTCTAGCTTTTTTCATTTTGATTTTCCTTTTAGTTTAATGTCGTTGTTCATTTGTTGGTACTCTTCTGTGTAACTTAAAGCAATGCCTGCAGCATTACCAGATTCAACTTGCTCCTGGATCTCTAGTTCAATAAGTTCTTCTACATTACTAAGAGCTTTACCTAATTGAGATTCTTTTCTTAATCCCATAGGTATACCTAGACTGCAAGTAGTTAAAGCAGATTCGATTTGATAAAGTTTATTTAGTTTATTCATTGTTATTTATTTCCTTAACATAAAACGAAAGCTCATCACATTCGCCTATTGTGGTAAAAGTTTTTTTCCAAGTAGATTTATCGTAGTCTACTAAATCATATCCGTGTTCTGGATGTTTTTTTATACGACCGTTTTTATGCTTTTGATAGGCCCAAATCCTTTCACTAGATTCTAGTATCATACAAGGATCGTGTTCTGACAGCTCTACAGTTACTCCGTATTTGTTTTTAATAAATTCTAAAACTGCTTCTTCAAGTTCATAACCATCTAATTTAATTTCCATAGTGCGTTCAATCCTATATTAAAATTGTCCTGAGTTTATTTTATTTTTTATAGCCTTGAAATAAGGCTCTCTTAAATCTTTAAGTAACTCTAAAGAGTTTTCTAATTCCCATTGAGGCAAGTTCCCTATGTCATCCTCCATAGCCTCTAGAGTTTCTTTAATTGTATCTGAAACATAATCTATCTTTTCTATTTCATTCATCCAAATATCTCCAAGTAAATAATCAACCAGATAATAAAAGTTATTAGTTCATTCATTGAGGCCTCCGTTCAATCTAATAATATCATATACGCATCTGGCTCATTTGTAATAAACCAATCTAAACCTTTCCGCATCATATCGTAATCTTTAAAAAGTTCAGCACCCATAATACCATCGTAAACTGCAACAGCATCAGGCGGTATAGTAACTTTTTCGCCAGTAAATCTATTAGCTATTTCAACAGGTTCTTTATCTAACACTCTACATTCAAAAGGTAATTTACGTTCAGTCATTATTTATGTACTCCTCTAGTTCATTAACAGCTATGTGTAATTTACCTGCAATTAAATTCAACGCTATTTTACTTTGATTGTGATTTCTTTCTGTAACTGCATTACGATGAAGATTATTACATTTTTTATTTAACAATTTAAATGCTCTAATAAAATGTATAATATCCATTTCAAGTATATCTGTAAGTCCAAGATTATTTGAATCATAATTAAAAGATTCTTGCACATCC